TGTGTTGACCGTTTTCCTTCTTGATGCGGTTACAGAAAGCGTTCCAAGCAATGCGGTTGAAATAGGAAAATGGGTTGTATTCCGATTCGATGTTATAGAGCTTCTTTTCCAAAGCTGCATACATTTTCAACACCGCATCCCCGACCATTTCCTGTTTCCAAGACTTGGAATAACGGATGAAATTGATCTTGTATGACAATCCCTCCGCAATATTCATCAAATGGACACCCAATTCATCCAAATTCTCCCCCGTTTCATAATACTCAACCAATTGCTGTTTGAAGAGCTTGGAATTGACATAATGGGGTTTCTTAGCGTTTTTGTTTTCCGTCATATATTAATAGCAATTTCTTTAGATCGCCACACGATCTGTTCCTTATCATAAATCTCCTGCCTATGTAACGCATGGGAATAAGAATACTTTAAATTATCTGATACATCAATGATGCGGAGCTTGGATTTGTTATCATGCAACCGGAGTCCCCGACCAATGGATTGCACGACCCGAATGAATGATTTACCAAGTCCCGCAAATATGATATTTGGGAGATTCTTGATATTAATACCAGTTGAAAAAATGGATGCCATTGCAATACAAATGATATTATCATTCTTTTCCATCATGTCAATTATTTTCTTTCTTTCTTCGACTTCCATTTCCCCCTTAACAAAGAACACTCTCTTATCAGATCGGGAACGCACAATATGTAATAACTGATCCCCATGATCAAGGTGATTAACCATGATAAGGGTATTACCAATAAGTGCATCAGATAATTTAGCGATGATTTGATTTCTTTTTTCGTGTTTGTATAGATATTCCAGTTCATCTTTATATTTAAATTTTTTGGTTTTTGGGTGATTGAGTTGTAGAGACGTAATTTCCACATCAGAAATATATCCCTCATCCCTAAGTTCTTTGGATTTCTTCTCATATATCACGGAGCCAAATGTTCCAATTGTCTTCCATTGATCAATGGGCTTATCAGAAAGGGTTCCCGTGAAACCGAATTTATTGGGAGTGTGGATTTTGTTTATGATTTTGGAAATCTGATTATCGGCTGAAATTTTATGACATTCATCGGTTATGAGCAGATTTACGCTCAAAATCCATGGATTGTCGGTAAATTGAGAAAGAAGGTTCTCAGAATTGCATATCACAACTTGGGTATCCTGCGGTTCCGTCCCTCCTGTCCATCCTGAATACGTGAATGTCACGCCATAATCTTCAAAATCACCCTGTAATTGGTTCACAAGAGATAGACCGGGGACTACTATGAGACATTTGAATGTATCATTTGATACGTTTCTCGTATAATTTTCTATGAGAAGTGCCTGTGCCAGAGATTTTCCGGCAGATGTCGCAAGTAGAAACGTCCCAAATCCTTTTTTCAGACCAGCAATCACTGAATCCTTCTGATAATATCGGGCATCGTATTTCAAATCATCCCAAAATTCCTCAATCACCACCCCGCACTTCAATCTCTTCTTGAAATCATCAGTTAGGGATATATCGGTGATCTGGTTATCCCTGAGATATTTCAGAATCTCCCCATGGAATCCAAAATCAAACAAACCAGATGGTGTGATGGCATACTTGCGATCCTTGACGAACCGATGTCCTTTCTTCTTGGCGAAGAATGCCCCATCATTCTTGGCGGAAAAATGATTACGAATCATCCCAAGGGTGTCAGAATCGGTGATGATCTGCCCCTGCCTTTTGGATGGTTTGTAGTCAAGGGTTATCATTTAAGATTCTTGGAGAGTCTTGATACTGATTATATTTTTAATATCTTGGGAAATGAAAGTGATCAGACTCACCACCCTATCGAGATATTCCACCAGATACTCTTGTTCCTTGATCTTCTGGTTGATGTTCTCCAGCGATGGGGTCTTGTCCAGATCGTCCATCACTTGCTTGTTGAGAGCCACTGGAGACTCCTCCATCAGCTTCTTCTGAAGTGTGTGCTTGGTGGATGCCTTGAGCTTGTAGAGATTGTCCTTTTCGATCTTCGCATCGATTAGACGGCATACCCAGAAATGTTTCTCTGCGGGAACTCTCTTAGTGACACCCTCCAGCGTGAAGTCGTCAATTTTAACGAACTCTTCGAATTGTGTTTGGTATTTTTTAATCAACTCAAGCGACATATATTAAATAGTAACATGGAATACTCTCGTGTCAAGGATGAAAAGAATATCGCAAATATTTATCAACAAATGCTTAATGAGGATATGACAAGCGGTGGTGCGTTTGGTGGTGATATTGCGGGTCATGCTGGAATGGAGAACACGGATTGGTTTGCACCGGGGGATGCCAGAAACCCGTATGGAATGGGAATCACTACGAGAAGTGGTCAATTGAGTGCGAAAAAAGGTAAGAAACGTAAGAAAAAGCGTGTTCAGAAACAATAATTTTTGTACATAAGACCAAGCCCGCCCACCACCCCTAATTATATTCGCCATATTGATTTGTCAATAGTGTAATATGAATTATTTTCAAGTTTTTTCAATTATTGTTCATCTATTCCCACCCTCCTCCCTATACCTTAACATGACTATTTCAAAAGTCAATACCTTATAATTAATTAGCTTATTATTAGATATTGATTAGATATTAACTATGATTAAAGATAACTAAAGAAAGAAACAAAGAAAAAAAAATTAATTCTAATAAATACAATCAATCAGCTTACCAAAGCGTACCAACGCTTATCATTAGATATTGATTTAGATTAATTATAATTAAATATAAATGGAAAAAATTTTGGAAACCGCCCCACAAATCACCACTTGGAAGAATTTCCCAACCGATACGGAAGGTGTTGTGGGATTTGTTTACCTCATCCGCAACAATCATCCAGAATCTACACGCAAATATTACATCGGTAAGAAACAGCTTCTCAAGCGTGTGAAGCGCAAACCATTGAAAGGTAAGACACGCAATCGCATTTCATTTGTGGACAATGATGTGGAGAAGTATTGGGGATCGTCCAAAGAACTCCTGAATGATATTGAGAAATATGGGATTGAGCATTTTTCAAGGGAAGTGATAGAGGTGTGTTACTCAAAATTCCATATGACGTATTCGGAACTACTGTGGCAGATCAAAACCAATTCATTAATGGATCAAAGATTCTACAATGGCATTCTAAATGTTAGGATTTCGAAGATACCCAAAGGATTTGTTGACATTGAACGTGATCCTGCTATTTTGAAGCTGTGACAAGGATTCAATTTCAAAATAGAAAGATCATCGACATTGATGAGATATTTCGGGATACGAATGGAAATTTCGCAATCCTTTTGGAATCCCTTGGATTGACCACCACCTTTGATTTCTCCAAGCGCAATAACCAAAAATTATACACCCACGAGTTCATCAAGACCACAACACAATTCCTGAAATACAACACCCACACGGATTTCATTTTCTTTTCCAATGCTCTTACCAAGGACAAGTTCCGCAATCGACTTTTGGCTAAAATCCGGCGAATCTTCAAGATAAGGATTTGGGAAGCCAATTATGATTTGGAGCATTTAAAATACCTGATTGATATTCGGGACTGTTCCACCATCTCTGGATTGGAAATGGCATTTTCGGATCGCAAACCCCCATCGTTCCGCAAGATTTCCAAATATCTGGAAAAGGAAGGTCTGACATTCCTAAATGAAAAATACTTTCAAGATGTGGTAAACAAAATGATAATTTTCAATCATTAATCTAAATAGTATTATGAGCAAATTTCTTGAGATTTTAGAACAACACGATCCTGCCAACCAATCCAAGATGGATGCGGCATTTCAGGCGAAATTCTTCCTTTATGAACAAGAAGTCCCTTTCAGTTCCAAAGGTTCCCAAATCATCCTTCATGCGGAACAAGGGGATATTATTTTGGAAGCTGTGGGTATGCAAGCCCGTCAAGATATGGGCGATCTCCCAGAGGAAGAACAACAAACAGTTGGTTCGTATGATATTGACGGAGAAGTTGAAAAATTGGGCGCAAAAGCATTAAGTCTTGGCCCAATGGGTAAGCTTCTTGGGACGAAGGCACAGAAAGCGAAAGCGGCAGCTAAAGAGCGCGATAATGTTGCGGGTCAAGCGGTAGAACAGTATAAAAACAACACCAACAGCCTAAGAAAAGCGGTTGCAAAATCCAAAGCGAAAAAATTCAACGTTGTTTAACATGAAATCTAAAACCTTACAATTAATCGCAAGATACCAAACCATCTTGGAACAAGATGAGCAAAATCCTGAAGCTGGTATGGAACAAGCACCACCCCAAGAAGGACAATCTCCTGCACCAGAGATGCCTCCTGAAGAACCTCAAGAGACAATCCCCCTGAGTTCTCCCGCCGAAGTGCGTTACATGGAAGATGTGGTTCTAGCTGCTCTCATGGAACCCCCCAGTGGCACGGATCGCATTGCTTTGGAAAACATCCTAGATTTGCTACGCAGACCTGATAATATCAAGAGAATTCAAGCATCGGGACAAACCGCAAAGGATTTGTATCAATCAAAAGTTCTTCCAATTATCCGTCCTGCACAACAAGGACAGGACATTCGGGATAATTTAGATCAGATGGACTAAATAATATTATGAAATTCAAAGGAGAAGAAAATGCCGTGCTTTGGGAATCCTATACTGGAAGAAATTTTAAACGAGAAGACGCAGAAGAAGACTTCATGAGCGATGATCTTGAAGACGATTTTTCTGATGATGGTATTGACGATTTTGACGATGACATGGATTTTGGCGATGATCTTGACGATGATCTTGGAGGCGGGGAAGCACAAGGAATGGTCATGCAAATTGATCCAATTGCTCCCGTGGAATCGCATGAGGTAAATGAGGTTCTGGTATCGGAACTCAAGAAGCTTTCGGAATATGGTAAGCGTCTTTATGACATGAAAGATTCCGCTGAATTTGAAGATTGGATGGTTTCAGCAATCACCATTGCATCTACTTACGTTTCCGATGTTTGGCACCGTCTGGATGCCAAGGCTGATTTCGCCAATACGGGGTTTGAGCAAGCCGATGATTTCGAACAATTTTAATATGATATCCAAATCAGAAGAAAATGAAATTATATGGGAATCGTTGAAAACAGATTCTTCTCAAGATCATTTGTCTCTTCTTATGGACTCCAAGCACATGATCGAACATATGATTAAAACGATTAATAATTATTCAATGTTCCATAGCACCCCCGATAAACCTAAACCAAAATTCCCAAATATTGGGGAGATTTCATCTGCACATAAAAACGTAAAACGGATTTACGAAAGCATGGGCGTAGATGTTAATGAAAAACCAGTAATTTAAATGAATGAGAAGTTTCAAGCAATTCTTTGTGGAAAAAAACATCCTCGGTTTGGAAGAGGATATCGTAGTTGATGGTGTCGGAACCATATCCGCCAAATTGGATACGGGTAATGGTGCTTACAATGTTTTACACGGAGAAGACCTTGAGTTCGGAAAAGACAGACAAACCAACCAACCCATAGTAAGATTTACAACCATGAATTCCATACGCTTAGAAAAACCAGTCAAAGATACCATCACTATTAATCTAGGGGCTGGTAATACGGAAGAACGTCCAATCTGTTTATTTGATTGTGCAATTGGGGGTAAGAGATTCCCCAATACGCCATTTTCAATTGGTAATAGAGCGGATAACGATCATAAGGTTTTAATTGGTAAGGGATTTATAGCGAAGCAGTTGGATGCGCTTGTCGATGTTGCCCTTAAAAATGTGGCAGATCAAAATTTAACAGCAGATGTCTAATAAAATATCACAAAAAGAACTTTTGAGTGAGGGATTTTGGGATGCTTTTGGAAAAGCAAAAGAAAAACTCAGAGAGAAATTTCCTAGAACTACTAGATTGGCATCTTTAGCTGGTTCTGTTGCTGATGTGGTAGCTCCAGAAATAATGCAACCTATTAGAAAGCAAAAAGAATGGAGAGATTCCGCCAGTGAAAAAGCTAAAAGAGCTTCAATGACTCAAGATCAAATTACGTTGGATTACATTCATGAAGATGGGTTCCACGAAGAGCGAGGTGAAAAGCTCAATTGGAATCCGAAACGAAACGCCGATGGGACATACACAGCAACTATTAAAGTGGGGGAGTTGGTAAACGATCCACAGACGGGTGATCCTAAATTGGGTAGAACATTCTCTGCTGATAAATCAACATATATTGTTAAATTTGATCCGAAAAATAGGACAGCCAAAAGAGTTAGAGGACCAGACAGACAGCTTGCTTCCAGTACCGACCAAATTAGGTATGCATTGGAAGATGCTGGTTATAATACTGTGGGTGGTATTAAAATTACTGGAAATAATCGAGATGGTACTATAAATGTGGACGCATATATATTAACTAATATTGGTGGGAATCAACAACGGACTTTACAACATTTTATTTATAATCCTTCCACGGAACAAATATCCATTCCTTGACATTCTCAAATGTCTCCATAAATCCTATCATGCAAGTGGAAATCAAAGCGCAAGAGGATGAGAATTTCAAATTCATTACAACGGACGAAACGGATGATCTTAAAGATGATTCCCATGTCAGTTCTGTGAATAATGACGATAATGTATTGGTTGGAAGAACTTGGAATAAATGGTATGGTGAATACATGACACCCGAAGAATTGGAAGAAAAGCAAAAACAACAAGAGATACGGGATGAAGAGCTTAAACAAAAATCAATTGAAAGATTGAAAGCAGAAAAAATCGCAGAACAACCCGTTCAACTGGAACCGCCCAAACGCATGGAAGCAACGCTGAACAATAAATCGGGACACGAATGGTTTAATGGAACATCTTGGGGATTGAAATGATAACAAATATTAAAATTCTAAATGGGTTTGCCACTGAGCTTCCCAATTTCCACAAGGGAATTGAATTCCAATTTTCGGAAGGGCTAACTATTTTGAATGGTCCAAATGGCTGCGGCAAGACCAGTGTTCTAAAAATGCTCAAGGCATATTGTGGCATCCCCAATGGATATGCGGGATGGTCTAGGATTTCTTCGGAACTTGCTCTGGGAGCGCAGCAGAGAAGTCATTTCCCTTACGTGTATCGCGCCTATTCCCCCGGTCAATCCGACTGTATTGTGGGTTGGGATGGAACACCAACCTTCTATAATGAAGGGGATGTAAAGATTGACCAATGGGGATGGTTCACTCACAAGGATATTTCATCAGAAGATGGTATGACCACGGAAGCGGAACACATGGATGCAATGGTTGAGAAACCATCATCGGGTCAATATCGTTTGAAAAAGCTCAACAAACTATTCAACATGCTCAAGAGTCCTCCTGATCTCACCAAGTATGTTTCTTCCCATCCCGCACAAGTTGGAGAGGTCGATTACATCCGTTCCCTACCGCGCACGGGCAGGGTGACATTGCTTCTGGATGAGCCAGAGCGAGCATTATCCCTACCCAAGCAGATGGAACTCTTTGCTCTTCTGAAAAGGATGTCCAAGGAATACCAAATCATCGTGGCAACCCATTCTCCCTTTGTTTGCCTCATGGATTTGGATGCTAAAATCTATGATATTGAAGTTGGATATAGTGATGAATGTAAGAATATCATTGAAAATTTAGTAAAGTATAATGGGGAAGAACAATGGATTTTAAGTGGTGGTGAATAATAAATATAATAGAATTTAATAAATAATAATATGAGCGGGTTTTTTAAAGAAAAATACGGAGGTTCTGCTGGGGCAATTTTGGATGCTTGGGGGCATGACCGAATCAATGCGGAGATTGGAAACATCTATGAGCAACATGTATTTGGTGCCAAGAGCATCAACATGGACGAACTTCTAAATGAATTTCATGGACAAGCTACGGGCGGTGCTGTGAGGTATTCGGCTGATATTAAGACTGCTCCCAAAGGGGGCTTACTGGAAGGATAAAAATTATGAAAAACGTATATGAAGCGACATTTCCTAGTCCTATGACTGAGGAACAAAAAGAAGAAGCCACTAAAATTGCTAGACATCTGGCAACACATTACTTAAACGCTGTATGGGATATGTCAAGTGGACGAGGAGTCCCATCTGAAGAAGTAACAAATATCCAAGAGAAATATAAACAAGTGGAACAGCAAGTCGTGAGGGAATATGAGAAATCTCTGAATGAAAAGGTTCTTAAATTCTTCATGTTAAAGCGTAAGAAGAAAGGGGAAAAGATTTCCATTGATGATGTTGTAAGCATTATCAAATATAAGCTAATATCCAAACCAAAGAGGAAATTGGATTGTTTCATGTGGGATAAAGAATATAATATTTATCCGTTGGTTAGACGGTGATCACACATAGATATTACTCAGATTTTGACTAAGTAATATCAACATGGCAATTAAAAATGCTCCGAAAGGAAAACGCCGGGAAGTCAATTTAGTAGATGTTGAAAGTGCTATCGCCAATAGCTACAATAAGATTGACTTCAAATTTAAAAACAGAGCTTTCAAATTAACCGACAAACAAAAAGAGTTGGTTTCAATTATAAACGATCCAAATACTAAGGTTGTTATAATTCAAGGCCCAGCCGGAACTGGAAAATCTTGGACATCTATTTATTGTGGATTGACGTTGATTAAAGAACAAAGATTTGAAAAGCTTCTTTATGTGAGAGCCATGGTTGAAAGTGCTTCCAAATCCATGGGATATCTTCCGGGGTCAGAAGCAGACAAGACATTACCATTTAATGCTGTAGCTTTTGAGTTGATAAATAAGCTGGTAGAAGATAAGGATTTACCTAAAATTCAAAAAGCTGGTATCATCGAAACTATGCCAGTAAACCACGCTAGAGGACACACATGGGATAATATGTTTGTTTTAGTTGATGAAACGCAGCAAATGGAAACCAAGGAAATTCTTACGGTTGCTAGTAGGCTGGGGGAGAATAGCATTATGGTCTTAGCTGGAGATCACATGCAACCAGATATCCAGAGGAGTGGTTTTCAGGCTGTTTATAATGCCTTCAACGATCAAGAATCCATTGATAATGGTATCAGGACATTTGAATTTACGGAAGATGATATCGTAAGGTCAAAAATTCTCAAATTCATCGTCAAGAAATTTAAGACAATTTCTTAAAATTTTTAACAGAATATGTTATCAGCCTATTCCAAAAATCCAATCCTTCAGGATGATGTCTTTCAATTATCAATCTGAGAGTCTTCATTAAAACATTTAAATCTTTCATAATTTGATAAACATTTGAATGTTCTGTTATATTTGGTGCTAAAGATTCGTTGAAGATTTCTTCAAAAGTTCTTCCATTGTTGTTCATTCGTTGTAATCTTTCAGCGTGTTTTTTATTATCACTTTCTTTCTTTTTATATGTCATTTTTTTAATCCTACTCAGATCAAAATTAGGATCAATTTGCTCCACTATACTTCTAATATAATGTGGTCGCCAGTTACAATTGGCTAATTGTTGTATTTCTTTAATATTTAAAGGTTTTTCTTTTAAAGCTGGTATAATTATTTGTTCACATAACTCTAAATGTGTCATTCCATTGTTAGCATTTCGTTCCATTACTTCACTCTGTCTCGCCTTCCACGCATCAGAAAGTTTGATACCATATCTTGGATTTTTATCACCCTTCACCGATAATTCACCGGATGCGAATTTTTGTTTTCTTTTTTCTTTAGTTCTTTTAATACCCGCATCGTAGATGTGTGGATTTTCTAATTTTCGGATACGCCTAGTTTCTTTTTGTTTTTCAATTGTTTCTTTTGAATGTTTTTTACCTCTCATAAATGATCTATCGACCAATTTATTTGATATTCTCATTTTTTTCTTGGTTTCTTCACTATGTTTTCTACCAATCATATTACCAACTCTACCTTTTTTATACTCTTCTGGCATGATAGGTGTCCATCCTTGTAAAATCATTTCATCATAATGGTTGGGGTCTAATATATTAACATATATAACATTTTCACTCATGTATAATTTTTTATATTTAGGTTTTGCTTTTTTAAGAGATTCATAAAATCTAGAATTAACATATCGTTGTTCTTGGTGTTTATTTTTTAATCTCATTTGGAAGAAGGCAAAATTCATTTTTTGGTTCTTAATTTTACAATTAAACATTTTCGTCAGCAAAAGATGTGCTATAAAATGATCTCTTCCGGGTAAAATGACTACGTTATCATCACAAGATAGAATTTCAGGATCGACAAATCGTTTAAACGATTTTGGTATGATGTGATGTTTTTCACAATAGACATCATCGGAATATTGAGTTGATAAAGATTTATTTATTATGGTAACATACCATTTGACATATTTTGAGTTGTTCGATATTCTTGTTATTTCGTTTAGTATTGATTTGGTCATATAAGTATTTAGTATAAAAGTTCAAAATTTTTCAAAAAACGAGTTAATTACTATTCTATCAAGATTTGAACAAAGTAGCTTGCAATCCTATAATTATCTGTTAAGTTAATATTATTATGAGAGCAGCCATTGTGGGGACATCGAATACCGGAAAATCAACATTAGTGAAAGCTTTTTTGAAAAAGTGGCCAATGTATAAGACAACTGCGAAAACATATCGTGACATTCTAACGGAGAATAATCTTGAACATTCTTCAAAGACCACAACGGAAACGCAGATTTTGATTCTTGATTGGATGACTACTACATTGGAAGAAAATAAAGATGAAAAATACGTGGTATATGATCGCTGCCCCTTAGATAATCTTGCATATTCCCTACATGCCGCTGAAAATAACTTAATCTCTGAAGAAGTTTTGGGACTCACCGTTGATATTGTTCGTCGTTCCTTAAAAAATCTAGATATCATCTTCTGGTTGAAATATGATCCATCAATCAAGATTGTCAATGATGGGACACGCGACACGAATCTTAATTACATTCGGGAGATTGATGACATCTTCGCAGGTCTTTATGAACAATATTCCGATCATTTGGGAAACACCCCGTTTTTCATTGCGGAGGATTGTCCCGCGATCATTCCCGTTGACATGTCAAATCTCGATGATA